CCTCTTTTGATTAAACGCGATTAGCGTATCAATTATGATCAGTTGAATTTTTAATAATTCTGTATAGATATGGTTACAATTTTCGTACACTTCAAAGTGTTCTCTAAACGCAAAGGACTTAAAGTCGAAGTCTTTAAATTCTGTCCCAGTAAGTACAGCTGCTATTTCATCAAACCCCATGTCTTCTGGGTAGCGTAAAAATACTATGTCTAAGGCTGCCTTTTGCGCATAAGTTAAGTTGCTCATTCTGTAATCTCCATTATTCTAAAATCGCTCATGTTGTACCGCTCAAGATAAACCCGTGATTCGGTAAAATTTTCCTGCTTTGTTCATAACGTCAATTGTGCCGTATTCGTAAACTCGAATCACTTTAAACAATTCACGATTAGAACCATATCGTATGTAATCACCCTCTTTCATGCTATAACCCCTTGAGTTGATTCAATACCAGATGTATAGGCGCAAATCATTCCATATAATTCCCGCTTAGTACCGTGGCCGCGTGAAAATATATCGTTGATCCCGCCGCCTTCGTTAACGATACGGTACAGCGCGTAGCCGCCGTTTTGCATAGATAAATAATGGTTTCCTATTTGTGAGCGGTATTTGCCGTCTACCATTTCAAACCGATTTAACGTGTTTCCTGTTAACTCGTTTAACAGGTCAATTTTGCCCTGTAATTGTGATTGTGTAATTCTGTTCATTTTGATAATCCCTTAAATTAAAAATCGGCTGAGTGTCTTACTAACAGTTGTTTTTTAGTAGTGCGAGCAGGTGCAAAGAACGCGTTATTTTGAATCCAGCAGTATGGTTTTGATTCGTATATCTTCCAGATATAACCTTTAACCCCGTTTACCATTGCTGATTGTGGCGTAAAACGGGTTTTATTGTTAGCTGTATAAAATTCGGTCTTCATTTTAAATTACCTTTAAGTGTAGTTTTACCGGCGCTACACTGAGCGCCGGCCCGGTTGAGTTAAGCAATTAGGCTAGTTAAAAACTTAGCAGGGGCGCTAGTTGGTGTCCACTTAATTTTGCCCTCTGTTCTAAATGGCATCGCTGCACCTATAAATAAGTCATCAATATTTAAACTGATCAGCGCAGCGTTGTCACCGTTAAACCCGATTTGAGGCATACACGCGCCATTGCCTATGTCTTTACGCGCCTTCATAAACTTAGTGATCAGGTCTGGGTTAAATTGAGCGGCTTCACCTGATAATGTTTTCGGTATGATTCGCGTGTAATCAGGGAAGGTCTCAAGGCCCGCAGTTTTAAAATTGATCGACATTCCCCCGTAGACGCTGATCACGCCCCCAATTAGCTTAGGCTCATCACCGTCTTTCACCGGCGGGGCATATTCGGGCATTAGTGTGCACTCATCAGCGCCCCTCACGGCCTTGAGGGTCTTAATGATGTCGGTAGGAACAGACAGCGCTATAGACTGGGTATTAAGTGTATTTTGCTCTAACCGCTCATAGACGCCTGCTACGTGCCCATCAGTCGCAATTAGGCGTGTAGCGGTTGCCGTAGCTTCGATTCGCACCACGTTTATGTACGCTCTAATATCTCTGTCACCGGCTAAGTGCGCGACACCTTTAAGGGCTGAAACCGCGAAATTGATTTTTTGAATTGGGTTTGTCATTTTAGATTACCTTTAATTTTAGTTTATTAAGTAGGCCAGCTGGCCACGGGTTTACAGCGATAAAACAAATACAGCGAAAATATACAGGCCGGCCACGCCTGCGACAGCGCCTGCGATTAGGCTTAACGCGCTCGGGGTTTGCGCGCGGTTTAGGTCTTTAAACGTTTGATCATATTTTGACATTATGTTTTCCTAAGACTTAGTGAGTATTTGACAAGGTAACTGCTAACTAGATACCAGTGTAATGTATTTTATAGCACTTGTCAAACAATTTATTGCAATTATTTTGTTGTCAAAATGTAGTCATTTATTTTGGCAAAATGACTACACGTAGAACTAGCAATGGCGGGGCTTGTAGCGGTTTGTAGTCATGTAGTCATTATTTAATACATATATTTGATCTTAAAAATACTACTGTATAGGTATACAGTAGTTTATTAGTGGGGCACGCAAACCACGTCGCACAGCCGTGAATTTTTGCAAAAAACCTCAAAAAATGACTACAAAATGAAAAACAGGCTTAAGAGCCACTGTTTATGCGACTTTTCGCGTAGTCATTTTTAAATCTAAAATGACAACAAAATGACCTACATTTTGAGACCCGCGTAAACAGGGGCTCTTAAGCCTACTTCAATTAAGCAAAATGACAACATAAATGACTACACAATAGAATTTCATATAATGTTATTAGCTAAAAGCCATACGGCAAATACTCACTAAGTCTTAGGAATACTCACTAAGTCTTAGGAACATAAATACTAAGACTTAGTGAGTATTGGCACTAAGACTTAGTGAGTACTGTACATTCATACAGCACTAAGACTTAGTGAGTACTGGCACTAAGACTTAGTGAGTACTGTATGTTTATACAGCACTAAGTTTTGCTTAGAGCTATGCTGCTTGGAATTGTGCAGCGCAATATTTATACCCCCCCCCCAGGGCCTGGGTGGTGGTGGGTGTGTGCCAGCACCGTTCGCAAACAATTTTTATTTTTTATAAAACGGCTAACAGCAAAAACTTTTTATTTTTTTTATAAAACGGCTAACAGCAAACAAGCTACCAACTAAAAATAAAATGACAACATGACAACATAACCTACACAAGGTAGAATTAGCGCATGATGCAATCATTCTTATTTGAGCCACGAAAAGTCCAAGCGACTGAGGCGCGCTTAAAAGCTATATTTGAAGCAGCGCGATTAGGTTTGCGTGGGGACACGTTAGCGTTAGCTGCGGGCATGATGCCGTCTGAGTACAGGCAATTGTGCCAAATGGATCCTGTAGCTGAGATGGCAGAAGCGCAAGGACGCGCATACAGCGAGATGCAAGCGGCAACGATTGTAGATAAAGCCATTGCCGAAGGTGACGCTAAGATGGCGCTTGATAAATTAAAACACCGCCACGACTGGCAAGCCGCGCAACGCGTGCAGATTGACGTCACTCAACAGATCAGTATTGTTGACGCAATGGCGTTGGCAGACAAATGCGTTATTAACGGATTGGAGTACAACGACCCCGTGCAAGACGCCCCCTTTAAAATGATAGCTAAAGAAGACACACGTGCAAGAGATTAGATACTCAGCCCAAGAAGAAATGGCGCTAATGAGTAGGCTATGGTCGCCTGCTATAAAAAACGACCCGTTAGCGTTTGTGCTGTTCACGTTCCCGTGGGGGCAAAAGGGCACACCGCTTGAGCACTTTACAGGCCCACGCAAATGGCAACGAGAAGTGCTACGCGATATAGCCCAACATATTAAAGAGAACAACGGCAAGATTGACTTTAACACCTTGCGCTTGGCGGTAGCCAGTGGGCGGGGTATTGGCAAGTCGGCATTGGTAAGCTGGATAGTGCTGTGGTTTATGTCTACTCGCGTTGGTGGCACGGGTATCGTGTCGGCTAACTCAGAAAGTCAGTTGCGAAGTGTGACGTGGGCTGAAATTACTAAATGGCTGTCGATGTCTATAAACAGCTATTGGTGGGAGATTAGCGCAACAAGAGTGGCCCCCGCTAAATGGTTGGCTGAATTAGTTGAGCGCGACTTAAAGAAAGGCACGCGCTACTGGTCGCTAGAAGGCAGATTGTGGTCAGCAGAGAACCCCGATGCGTTTGCAGGTGTGCATAACTATGATGGCGTGATGTTGGTCTTTGACGAAGCATCAGGTATAGATGACTCTATCTGGGGTGTATCAAGCGGGTTCTTTACGGAGAACACACCGAATCGTTTTTGGTTGGCGTTCTCTAACCCCAGGCGTAACAGCGGGTACTTTTACGAATGCTTTAACGCCAAGCGTGACTTTTGGGTGACTAAGCAGATTGACGCAAGAACGGTTGAGGGTACGGATAAGAACGTGTATGAGCAGATTATTGCTGAGTATGGGGCTGATTCGTACCAAGCGCACGTAGAGGTCTTTGGCTCATTCCCAAGCGAAGGCGATGATCAGTTCATACCTAGCCTAGTGGTGGATGAAGCCATGGAGCGCCCCCTGTATAAAGATTTATCAGCCCCGATTGTGATTGGTGTTGACCCTGCACGGTTTGGTGCAGACGCAACCGTTATTGCGGTTAGGCGTGGGCGCGACATTATTGACATCCGTAAGTTCAGGGGTGACGATACGATGACAGTGGTTGGCCACGTCATTGAAGCCATAGAAGAATACAAGCCTGCGTTGGTTGTGATTGACGAAGGTGGGGTAGGCGGTGGGATCGTAGACAGGCTCAAAGAGCAACGCTATAAGATTCGCGGGGTTAACTTTGGCAGTAAGAGTAAGACACCACTCATGTACGGCAACTTGCGAGCCGAGATGTGGGGCAAGATGAAGGACTGGCTAAAGACGGCAAGCATACCGCAAGAGCGGGTGCTCAAGACAGATTTAATTAGCCCTATGATGAAACCTGATTCTAAGGGTACAATCTTTTTAGAGTCAAAAAAAGACATGAAAGCGCGTGGCTTAGCCTCGCCTGATGCAGCCGATGCGATATGCGTGACATTTGCTTTTCCTGTGGCGCATCGTGAGTATAATGAAGCAGCACACAGAACACGACCTAACTTTCAAAACAGCAACAGCGTTGCAACTGGATGGATGGCATTTTAAATGACTAAGAAACCTGGGCTTTACGCAAATATTAACGCCAAGCAAGAGCGCATCAAAGCAGGAAGCGGCGAAAAAATGAACAAAGTGGGCAGTAAGAACGCGCCCACAGCTAAAGACTTTAAAGATTCGGCTAAAACGGCTAAGAAAAAATGATTCGACCCTTGCATAACCACGTCTTAGTCAAAGAAAACGCGCCAATCCCCCACCCGTTCTTGGTGTTGCCTTTAGAAGACACTTTAACGGGTACGGTTGTGGCTACTGGGCCAGGTAAAAGGCTACCAAACGGTAAATTACGGCCTATATTGGTGTCAGTAGGTGACAAAGTCAGGTTTAGCGGTACAATCGACGCAATGATTGATGGTTTTGCATTAATGCAAGATAAAGACATTATTGGACTAGTCGATGAGCAATGAGAGCGACAATAAAGACCTTCTAGCCACAATGCGTAGCCGACTCACGTTGGCTATTTCTGCTTATGGCAGTTCACGTAACGATGAGCTAGATGATTTGCGCTTTATGGCGGGTAGCCCAGATAATCAATGGCAATGGCCTTCTGATGTATTATCCACACGTGGCTCGGTGCAAGGGCAGACCATTGGCGCACGGCCTTGTTTAACCATTAACAAGTTGCCACAACACGTCAACCAAATTACAAACGACCAACGTCAGAATCGCCCGTCAGGTAAGGTAATTCCTGCCAATGATGAAGCCGATGTTGAGATGGCGGACATATTTGACGGCATAGTGCGTCACATTGAGTATATGTCAGACGCTGATGTGGCGTATGACACAGCGTGTCAGAATCAAGTTACTTATGGCGAAGGGTACATCCGCATATTGACTGAGTACTGTGACGAAAATTCGTTTGACCAAGATTTAAGGATTGGGCGCATACGCAATAGCTTTAGCGTTTACATGGATCCTATGATACAAGACCCTTGCGGGGCGGATGCGCAATGGTGTTTTATTACAGAAGACCTATCTAGGGCAGAGTACGAACGGGCTTACCCCGATGCCATGCCTGTGTCGTCTATTCAGCAACAAGGCGTGGGCGATCAAGCGGTTAGCCAATGGTTAGCCGATGACACGGTTAGAATTGCCGAATACTTTTACCATAAGTACGAAAAAGCAGTTTTAAACCTTTATGCTGGTGAAATCACCGCATTTAAAGGCTCAAAAGAAGATAAGCAACTGGCTCAGATGGGCTACACGCCTATTCGCAAGCGTGACGTAGATCGTAAGAAAGTCATGTGGATTAAAACCAATGGCTATGAAATACTTCAAGAACAAGAGTGGGCAGGCAAGTGGATTCCTGTTGTCCGCGTTATCGGTAATGAGTTTGAAGTAGACGGACAGATTTACGTATCAGGTATTGTGCGTAACGCTAAAGATGCACAGCGTATGTACAACTACTGGGTCAGTCAAGAAGCTGAGATGCTGGCGTTAGCGCCTAAAGCACCATTTATTGGCTACGGTGGGCAGTTTGAAGGGTACGAGCATCAATGGAAAACAGCTAACACGACCAATTGGCCGTATTTAGAAGTTAACCCCGATGTGACCGATGGTGCAGGTGGCGTATTGCCCTTACCACAACGTGCCCCGCCCCCATTGCCGCAAACGGGCTTAATTCAAGCCAAGATGGGCGCTAGTGACGATATTAAATCGACTACAGGGCAATATGACTCAAGCCTTGGGCAAACGTCTAATGAGCGTTCTGGTCGGGCTATTTTGGCTCGCGAACGTCAAGGTGATGTAGGCACGTACCATTACGTTGACAACTTGGCTCGCGCTATCCGTTACGTGACCCGTCAATTGGTTGACATTATCCCCAAGATTTACGACACCCGCCGTATTGCTCGCATCATTGGCGTGGATGGTGAAACTGACATGGCTAAGATTGACCCCATGCAGGCAGAACCCGTCAAAAAGATTGTTGATGAAAACGGCATAGTCATTGAGAAAATATACAACCCAAGCGTGGGTAAGTATGACGTGGTTGTGACTACTGGCCCAAGCTACATGACTAAGCGTCAAGAAGCTATGGAAGGCATGGCTCAGATTCTGCAAGGCAACCCGAACCTTTGGGCAGTGGCTGGCGACTTGTTTGTTAAAAACATGGATTGGCCAGGTGCTGAAGAAATGGCAGAACGTTTACGCAAAACCATTGACCCTAAAGTATTGGCTGACCAAGACGAAGACCCAGCATTGCAAGCTGCTCAACAACAGATGCAAGCGATGGGGCAAGAAATGGATCAGATGCACCAGATGTTGCAAAATGTTAGCCAATCAATGGAAGCTCAAAAGCTCAAGATTGACGAATACAATGCGGAAACTAAGCGTATCTCTGCTGTGGCTTCAGGCATGAACCCCGAGCAAGTGCAAGAGGTTGTCATGCAAACGTTACGCGATGTGATGACCGCAGGTGATATGGTATCCGCACAACAAGCCCCTGAAATGCCTATAATGCCCGGGCAAATGCAAGAAATGCAACAAATGCAAGAAATGCAACCGATGCCTGAGCAAATGCCACAACAAGGACAAATGTTATGAAGTGTTCGGATTTCATAGGTACGTTGTTTTTGGCTCGCGATGTCACGCATAGCGTTCATTTGAACACCCGCAGTTATTCTAAACATAAAACATTACAAAAGTTTTATGAAAACATTATTGGTTTAGCTGATGCGTATGCTGAGGCTTATCAGGGCAGACATGGTTTAATAGGCCCTATTGCGCTTAATTCAGCTAAAAAAACAACTAATGTAGTTGAGTTTTTAGAAGACCAATTAACTGAAATAGAAGCCAATC